CCTCGTATAAAACGCCTAGCGCGGAATTAGCTATTTGGGCGCATAAACTATAAACATCTGTTTCATCTGATGATCTTGCAATCAGTAAGAAATCACCTGGGCGATCTACTTCACCAAGCCCAAGATTTAAGGCCTGCGCCCATGTACCCGTTGCCGGTGTGTAAGTTGCCCACGTAGTCGCGGCTGGTACTTCTTGCCACTGACCAAATAAATAGCCGGACAATAAATTATATATCTGATCGCCATCCTCATCTTGAGATAGCACTCCATTATCGACTAGCTTTGGCAGCTTTGACAATGCGCCCAAAGCTGTAATTTGTAACACTGTGGTATTGCCTAGTGATCCAGTCTGATTAACTGAAATTGTAAAATCTGAAATGTAACCGCCAAAAATCGGCGTATAAACTGCCGCTGTATCTGTAACTTCTACAGTAATTTGTGTGCCTATTGTAAAATCGTAAATGCTGTTATCAAAATTTAGCAATTGAAGGCTGCAATACCCGGCTACTGGTTGTGCATAAATATCGGTGCGCCCAGATGTAATGGTCAGATTTGCCACTGTCACATCAGTAACTTCAACGCTATTTATTAATATTTTGTAGTTCGGTGTATATGCGGTCATGCAAATACCAATCCTGATCCACCTAACGTGCCACGAGCTGATGAGTCATTAAGAATTGAAACTATTTGACGCGCTGTTGATTCTGTGTCAATAGCCCCATTAACTGTAATATTTGTTGGGCTGCTCGCATAAATAAAACGTGGTCGTTCAGCTGGCAACGATGGCACAGGCGCAACCGGGGCTGAAGGTACTGGCGCAACCGGGGTGAACATCGATGCACCTGAAAACAATCCGCTAATGCCTGAACCAATTGATTTTGAAAGATCAATAAATCTATCAACCAAACCAATAACCTTTTCAAAGCCTTTAATCAAAAACCCTACAGTGTCCAAAACTACACCCAATGCAATACCAATGCCCTCGATAGCTATTTTTAATACGCCACCAAATAAAGGTGCAACGTAATCTTTAAGAAATTTAAAAAGAGTTACAAACTCATCTTGATTTCGGACAACTGCATCTTTAATAGTGTTAAATGCATTTTTTAGACCATCTAAAATAGGAATAAATATTCTTTTAGCTGCATCAATATAAGTAGAAAACGCACCATTTAATCCTTCTTTGCCACCAACGGCATCGATAAACTTTTGAACCGCCGGTAAAACTCTTTCTACAATTAAATTAACCATAGGTGTAACTGCATCTAGAATGTACGATCCGACTGTTTCTTTGGCTTCATCAAATGCAATTTGTAAACGTGCCATTTTGCCTTGAAATGTATCTGCCTTAGTTGAGGCTTGATTTGCAAATGTATCCGCTAATTTGACTGTAATGTCATCTAGGCTCATAGTTTTAAGCTGCGCGGCCGTTAAGCCAATGCCTAGTTTTGCAAGCGCACCGGTGTTGCCTTCTGCGGCCTTTGCCATTGCATTTGTGACGGCTTCAAGTGATTTGCCTGAACCGGCAGCTACATCGATGGCCACTGTCTGTAGCTTCTGCGCCTTTTCAAGATCGCCAAGGCCACGTGCTAGGCGTTCAATGGATGGACGCAGCTCATCATCCGTCACGCCAAAAGCCAGGGATGTTTTAGTTATGTAATCCTCGGTTGCCCCTATTTGGGCTTCTGTAGCCCCTGTGACGTTCTTTAACGTAAGTGCTAGCTTTTCCTGCGCGGCAGCATCGGCAATGGCTGATTTGACCCCGTCAATGGCTAATTTGCCCGCATAAGCGACGGCAGCTGCTCCAGCTACGGCAAAAGCTAGACCAGCCTTCTTGCCAAAATCTGTGACCTTATCACCAAAGGATTTAACGTCGTTATCCGCGCCTTTAAGGTTTTTTGTAAAGTTATCAACATCAGCTAATAACTTGAGCGTCAGCGATCTAGTGCCTGTAGCCATTAGCCCCACTCCTTTAAAATCTTGCTAAATGCTGCACTCCATCGCTCGACTATTTCGGGCTGGATTTTGCGCAGCGTTGGATAAATAAACCACCCGCGTGACCCGCGGCCTTGACGGCCTGACCAAACAGGAAATTGCCTGTATTTGTTAGACCCAAATTCCGACCCGCCCCAAATGGCTTTTGTGTTTGCCCCGCCGCTAAATCTTTGTGATGCAAAGCCGTAAGTAATCTCGCCAATTTTGCTTGACTTTTTTATTCGTGATCCTTCGGCTATTCGGCTTGCAACCTTTCGGCTTTGTACCCCGTTTGCGGTTTGAATAATTTCGCCACGAGCATAATCAGCTAGATTGCCGGATTGACGTTTAGCCTCATCGTTTGCCGCTTCATCCATATTTTTCAACGCTTTGAATACGGCGCGAAGTTCAGTTTGGTCAAGTGCTACTTGATCGCTCACTGTTCCTCGCTTCCAAAATTTCGACTGCGGTTAAAATGTCCTCTGCGGTTTGCCAATGCATCATCGGAATTTGCGTGGCAATTGCCAGCTCAATTAAGAGTCGGTTGATGCTTCCGCTGGGATGACTTTTGGGTCGGCCTCACCTACTTCAACGTCGCTGACTGATTCCATCCATGCGTCAAATGGCTTTGTTGGCTTACTGCCAGCGTCACGTTTCATCGCCAGGTGAGCAACATACAAAATATCCCACATGCCCCCAAACTGGGAGATTACCTTTTTTGTAGTCATCTCCCAGCGGGCGTAATCAGGCGGGCGTACCATGTAGGTTCCTTCTGATCCGTCTATGTATTTAATTGTTATTTGTTGTTGCATTTGTTTGCTCCCGTCTTTCGTTTTTAGCTAAAAGTCTCGGTGACTTCGCCCTTTGAAACTAAGAAAGTAAATGAAACTGTCTGCGCATCCATACCTGATCCACCGACTGTTGGGTATGAAGGTTTGATAGGAAACACAAATTGTGCGCCTGTTGCGGATGTTAATGTTACGGAAATATCTGTATCCGGTGCGTTATCGCAAGCTGTCCAAATTGCTTCACATACTGATGACGTTTTGCCCCAGTCTGCAAGCATGTCTAGCTGGAAAGTAGCTGATACGTTTGTGGTTTTGTAAGCCTCGCCGTCAAGCGTTTGATATGTCTGACGATCAAGTACCTTTGTTAATACTGCATTTGTGGCCTGTGCTTCGATGTCTGTTCCACCTGTGAAAGACAACGAGATGTCACGACCGGTGATTACTGTTGTTGCCATGATGTCTCCTTATGCGGTTTGTGTGTAGTAGGTAGAAACTCGAACATCAGCAATAAGCAATGTCGATGCTCCAACTTGTGTAACTGTTGGTCTTTCGACCACGCTGACAATGTACCCGGTTGGGATTACTGCCAGCACACTCATTATTAGTTGCTCGATATTGTCGAGCGATGCTGGGTTGCTGTTATATGCAACCGCGACTGAAATAGTAAAATTAATTTTGCAATGGAGCGTAGTTTTGTTGATTGTCTCAAGCTCAAGATAAGGCGTATCCGGCACAACTACTACGGCAGGCGGGATAATGGTTTCAGGTACGTAGCTGTAAACATTACCCGCCACACCCGCTAGGGCGGTTGCTAAAGGTGATCTTATGGCACTTAGTATTGTCGATGCTGGCATTACTGCACCACTGTTTCCATGTCAAGGAATGGCATAAGCAAGGTTGATACGCGGTTAGTCAAGCTGCGACCCATTCGGTAAGGCGTAGCTGTAAAGTCCACGCCCTCGATCTGACCGCCAGCTGCTACGCGTGATTGAAATACCTCAACGCTGACTGCCAGGATAGCTGATTCAATTGCATCATTTCCTGCATAAATTTGCGCGGCCGAATAGCCTGAAAGTGTGGCGCGGCCTGTTGGCACGATAGGGCGCAAGGTTACGTCAGCATTTGTGATTGCAGCTGTAAAGTAATAATTGCCTAGTGATCCATCAAGTGTTGAATTTGTATCAACAACTGTGACTGTCGCATTAAATGGCGCTGGGAGTCCAGTAACAATAATTGATTGACCGGTTACAAAATAATGTCCGCGTTCCGTGTAATAGGTAGCAACATTAGATGTAAGTTTGTAGGCATTGATAGATGACACGTTTGCCACAAGCATAGGCAAAATTACGGCCTCGCTAGTGTTGATTATTTCATCAAGATAAGCATCATTGTATAAGGATGAACTCACGCCCAGCACGGCGCGCAGTTGTGCAGCTGTGACAATGCTGGGCATGAGTTTACCTTTCGTTCGACTCGGCCAGCCCGGGAGCGAACTGGCCGATGATTAGTTATTTAGTATGGATCAGGTCTTGTTGATACCAAATGCGCCCGCACCAATTTTGGTTGCGATTGCGCCATAGCCATACATTGCTACAAGGATTTCACCTGATGCAATGACATCAGCACGTAGCTGATAAGTAGGTGACTCGTACCATGTGTACGATGTTGGGTTGATGATCATCATTGAATCATCTTTATCTGTATTATTTGCTGTTGCCACGTTTGCAGAAACGTATAAATCAAGCCCCATGACGTTGCCGCGGATTGAATCCGGACGTACAGCGCCACCGGCATTTTGTGGCTGTGCGGCTGCGTAGATTGGACGGCCTGAATCGTTAAGTGTCATCAAATTTGCCCATTGTGACGTGTTCATCAAAATGTTGCGGGCAAATCCCTGTGTGTTTGTGTAAACGGATGCTGCACCACGTGAGACAAATCCAAGCAACTCTGAAGCTGTTGGATATGTTGTCAGTGTTGTTGAGTCATTTGTTGAGCCAGTTGCAAGTGCTGTGTAAACAGCTAGATCTGTTGCAGCTGCGTATTGTGCTGCCATGTTGTTCATCAATTCTGTAATGAATAATGGAGATGAGCGATCAAACAATTCTACAGAAAATTGCTGTTGTCCAGCGTACTTTTTAACTGTAACTGTGACAAAGGATGAAGCCTGATCTGTGTTAGATGGTGTGCCGGCTTCGGCTGTTTCTGCAACTGTTGGCAGTGTTGTAATCTTTGGAATTTCAAATGACATGCCAGCATCAGGCAATACACCAGTGGTGATTGCATCAATGGCTGAACGTGTGTTATTTGCAAGTCCGTTAATAACTGTGGTGAGCTGGCGTGTAGGAATAAGTCCAGCGTTGTCTGTTGTATCAGCTGCGGCGCGTACATACTCACGTGCTTCATCTGATCCAAGTGATGCCCTGATTGTCATTTCTAGCTGCTTTGGCGCTGAAAAATCAAAACGTGGCTTTGTGTAAGCAACCCCTGTTGTGGCTGCTGTTACTGACTTTGCGGCTTCGACCGACTCTACGGCTTCCGCGGTTGTGACGGCGTTATCCACTTCGTCTCCTTCTGTTGTTGGTTGGTTATCTGCATCCTCTGTTGTTGGTGCAGAATTTTCATCGCCTTCTGTAGCTGCTACGCGCTCAACGCGTGCTGCATCAAAAGCTGGGTTATGTGTAAGTGCAACACCTACAAGTTCCGCGGCGCTAACGACCATTGTGCCATCCTCATTGTAAGCAAACTCTGTAGCTTCTGCCTCAACGCTAAATCCATCGCGCAGGCCGTCCATTGCTTCGACAAGTGCATCGTTGCCAGCGGATGTTTGGCTAATTTTGAATGTAGCTTCCATGCCATCTTTGTGCTTTTTCATGTCAATGCTGCGACCGATAGGACGCGCAGAATCATGTTCAAGGTTTAGTTTTACAGATGCAGGCTCAATTGATCCTGACTGAAATAAAACCTTGCCCGTCGATGCGTTTGCAACTACATCAAATGCCACAATTTGACCAGTAATGGTGCGTGACTCTGAATCCGCAGCTGTGATTAGCATAGGTGTTGTTATTTTCATAGAAGCATGTCCTCATCTTCCCGAATTTCTTCGACTGACATTGCGCCAATACGATTTAGGATTTCGTAAACCTGCGCGCGCTCCAAAGGATTGCCACGTAGGAAATCATCTACATCAAACTTAACTTCTGTACCGGCTGGCACAAAATCCGCAAAACTCATGCGTTGTTCCAAAATTGTCATATAATTTCTAAAAGCTAGATCGACAAGGTCGCGGCGCTTGTCAATGGCATTGCTATATGTAAATGTAGATTGTTGCGCATCAACAAAATAAGCCGGTATGCCACAGGCGCGCGCCAATTCTAGCGCAACATAATTGCGAGCCTCATTTAACTGAATAGATTTAGGATCAAAGCCAAGTGTTTCTAGAGTTACGTCAGCATTAAGAAAAGCAGTCGATTTATTTGCACGGGCTGTACGCCATGATGAAAGCAATTTTGCAACGCGATCAGCTGGCAGCGATGTGCCATTAGATTTTAAAATCATTTGCGGCAAAGGCTCGACCGCAAAATTCATTGCAGCCTTTTCTAGCGCCGCGGCAGCTTTGACTGTACGACCTGCGCGCGCAAGTAATCCCTCTGATTGACCGGCAAATACAACTAAATTATTGAAATCAACATAAACGCCATCGATAAGATACGCGGTGACTTCCGTGCCATTTGCGTTTGTTTGAAATGTTATGCGCTCCGGGGCAATGCGCTCCATTGCCCTAATGCGTCCTGTATCTGCATATCTATCTATTACGCGAGCATAAGCTGTTGGATGAAAAAATAAATCTGAAATAAGCCATGCCCAAAAAACTGAACCAGCAATACGCGGATCAGGTTGGTTAATTACGCGCGGGCTTTGCACCTTTTCACCTGTAGCAATATTTCGGCAATGCATAGGCAATGATGCAACTGTTTGCATAATGCCAAGTGATCGTGCAATTGTTGGCACTGTCATAGCTTCCGTGCGTGATGCAGTCGTTCCTGTTATTGCAAAAAATGGTGAGGCCTCCGGATATAATGGTTGCAATGAAGCCTCAACATCGTTAGTCGCAGCTGGAACGGCAGCTTTAACATAACTCGGCACAAATAAATCTAATAACCCCATGCCCTAATTTTATTATGCTTTTACCATTCATTCGACCATGATGTCTAGGTCTGACTCTGGGCGTGTCGCAAAATGCGTTACAAGTGCCGTTGCCACCGCACCACACACAATTGCATTACTAGCGCGCCGACCAATGACCCAACCGCCATCACCTCGACGTAATTGCACGGCTGCTAGAATTTCCTCTGTCAATTGTGCTTGCCCTCGATGTTTTAGCCTGCCGCTGTTAATGGCCGACAGCATTTCGTCGCAACTTTGTGGATAAGCCTGATCCATATCAAAAACAGGGATTCCGGCAGGTGCTAGACGGCTGGCAACTGCCCCGGCTGACTTTCGACTATAAAGCACGTATTCGGTTGGATACTTTCGAGCATAATCGGCTAAATCGTTGGCAATAGCTTTATCGTCCAGCTGTAAATTATTTGACCATGAATGTAATAGCTTTACGATAAACGACTCGTTTGCTAATTTCTGCGCTCCAATTAAACTGGCATATTTTCTATCCGGACTTAGATCGATAGCCAGCCATGTAAGTTTTTCAGTATCTAAATCAACTGTTTTATCCATGCATTTATTCCAGGCGCTCGCATCCACAATATTTTGAATTGCAACGACCCAGCGACAAAGAACTTCAGACATTACAACATTTGGGGGGTCGTTTAACACTGACCGGATATTGTCCTCGTGAATTAGGTTGCCCATGCTGGGATTTGCATGCCTGGCATTTTCCAGGGTTATCTCATCTGTCGGTGCTGACCACTCAAAGTAGCCAATGTCATCTTTGACCCCGCCAATGCTGGCAAGCGCACGATCTCTAAAAGAATTTAGCACTACTGACGTGTTATCTCCGGCGTTTGTATAGCTCATAAGCATCGGATTAGGTGATGACATCAGGGTGTAACGCAGCGACGCAAATGAGTCCATATTGTTCATTCGTAGCAATTCGTCTAAATGAATTGTTGATGGCCGGCTGATACCGCGCGCAGCTGAACCGCCGGCGCGCACCATAAACCGCGTACCTTTTAAAGTCTCTATTTCCTCTGCTCCATGATTAAGTCTGACTTTTTTTACCTGTTTGGCTAGAAAATCATTTGCTTCAATTGTCCACATCATCTGCCTAAACTGCTCAAGCGATGTATTTAACGTGTGAGCCTGGCCAATTTGCAGAGCTTCATCCCATAAGAAAAGGCCGCCTAAGATTCTGATTTGCTGCAAAAAT